ACCGTGAGCCATTCCCAAGCTGTCAAGGGTTTGCGATGTCTGATCAAGCAACTTGCGGCGCGGCACCATAAATCCGACCGCGTTTCCCTTTGCTGCGGCTGACTGCATCATGTGCATCGCCATCACCGTCTTGCCGCTGCCCGTTGCCGATTGGCACAAGACAGACTTATTGTGCCGCATGGCAAGTCGCAGCCGGTCGATAAGGTCTTGCTGGTCGGGGTATAGGGTGATCATTTTCCAATACTCCGCGGATATGGCCGGGGCGCGTATTTTAACGCAGACATTGCTGCAACCCTAAAACCCTTGCGCCCAATTATCTTTAGGTATCGGTGCTTGATCGGTCGCGGGTGCAGGTAAAAATCATCACCGTATTTGTCGTGCATTGCCTGCGCTCTGTTTGCGTGCCCTCTAAATTCATCGGCAATGGTTTGGCCGTGTAAATGCTCCATGCCCTTAACTTTCCAGTCAGTCCGTTTGGCAGAAAGCCCGCAGTAGATGAAGTTTGACGCCTGATAAACCGTGCCAACATGGCCCTGCGATATATCCGCAAAACTGATAACGATCCTATTGCCGCGCAACATTTTTAAGGAATTCGCAACCAAAAAAGAGGCATCGTTTCTCAGGTTTTTCCGCAGGCAGAGGCGGTTTAATTCCACGACGCAATGCTTAAAGCTATCCCCGCATATACCGCGCCTTAGCGGCGCGCTTGATGGTGTTCCATAGGTAATAACGCCTTCCAATTGTTCATCATGGAAAAGTCCAAAAGACCAAGACACGCTTGGCATTCTGTGCGCGTAGTGTATGTCAATTAAGAAGGGCAACGTGTCTGCGCGGGTAATGGCTCGCACGGTTCTCATACCCCCACCCCCGTTTCCCATGGCAACTCCTCCTCCGGCTCCCCATCATCCCCTGTAACCGCCGCCAGCGGAAACGAAACCGCCCGCGTGATCAGACCGGTCATGAAATATGTGGCCTTCTCAGCCTCGGCCCCGTCGATCTCGCTCAGCCCGCGCGCCCATGGCACATATGGCGTGTCGGCCAGCAGCTTGCGCAAGGGTGGCGCGGTGTTGCTGATGATCACGCGCCCGTCTGCCACCTTGATGCCATAGGGGCGCAGGCCGGATATTGCGCCATCATGCCCCGCCGAATGAACGTCCGCCGCCAGCACCACCATGTCGCCGATGGTGCTTTCGCGCATCATGCCCGCGTGATCGTATCGCACGCGGCTTGTCATGATGTGGGTTAGCAGCACGCCGCTATCCTCGGACTCGCGTGTCTGCGTGTGCCAGTCCCAATCTTGCTTGCGCATCCAGTCCATGGCCGCGTCGTGACTAATACGCGCCGTGCTGGTGAGGCTAAACGCGCCCGCAATCATGGGCCCTAGCTGATCCCCGGCGCGCGCATCCTTGAACAGTTCCGACGCCGCCCGTGAGAAAGTCGCAACGTTGTCGAGTAGCGCGGGCAAATTGGCCATAGTCCGGGCCAGCATTGATCGGCAATAGTCCTGCGTGAACGTCGCGCGCATGTCCGATAGCAGGGTGCGCCATGTGTCAAGCCGGTCGTGCTTGGCGTTTGCCACCAACTCCAAAATGCTGATCCGCGCGGTGTCGGCAAGCTGTTCCACGCTCGGGTTGATCGCCGCAAAGCAGAAGCACGACTGCGCTCGATAGCTGGCGTTGGCGTTTGCGACAATACCGCCGCTGGAACACTTGCGCGCAAAGTTTATGATCTTCTGAATTTCAGCCCGCGCCATAGCGTTTTCCGATTCCGCCTCGTCTATGACAACCGGGCGCGTTGACTGCCCGATCATGCTCCGCACACGCGCCTCTGTGACGCCCTCGGTCGCAAGGCCCATGTCGTCAAGCATCTTTTTAACAACCTCGGCGATAATGCTGGATTTGCCCGCACCCGATTTGCCAGTGATCCAAATATGCGGTCGCCACGTAAGCGCGCCACCAATCGGCGCAATGACGAGCCATCCGGCAAGCAGATAGGCAAACTGCCCGCGCTTCCAGTGCAGGCGTTTGATGAGGTCAAGCGCCCGTGCCGCGTCGGCATTGCCAAGCGCAACCGCGCCAGGATGCACCACGCGCGGGCCGCTCTCATATACCGCCTCGCCCTCAAATGTTGCCGGGTGCGCCTTGATCCCGTCGCCAATTATCATGTCGCCGGTGTTGATGACCGGTGCGCCGTTGTCCATCCACGCGCCCACACCGCGCGTTGTTTCAGGCTGGAATACACCGATGTCGTGGCACGATTGCATGAGGTGTGCGCTTGCTAGAGCGCATATCGTGCTGTCGGCTACCTTGTCGCCCCCATAATGCCGCTCCCAGAATCCGCGCGGGGCCAGCATATAAAGCGACTGCATCCGCCCCATAGACGTGGCCGATAGCGTGACGATCTGGCCAGCACCGCGCGGAAAGAAGCTATACATGCCGCGATTGTGGCCAAGCGGGCGAATTGACGTGAGCGTGTCGTCTGGCATGTCCGGCATTTGGGATTCGTATTCCCGCTGATCATAATCAGGGATCGGCATGTCTGGCGCGGGTGGCGTGTGAAACGCATCTCGAACCGCGTCCATGCCATCCGTGCGTGCAATGTCATCCCAATCCGTGCGCCTGTCCGGGTCATCATCTGGGACAAATGGCGCGATCACCTGCGCGCCACCGATTGCGACGGCGGCTTGATTGGCTTTTTCAATACCGGGATTCCATGGCGTGCCATCTTGGCGTTTGGTCCATTGATCATGGTCAGCGCCGATGATTATCCGCGCGTCCGGGTATTTCTTGCGCATGGCCATCGCCACCGGCTTGAGGTTGCCCGCGTCAAACGCCGCGACAGTTGGCCATGCGGTTGCCGTGCGAATTGCCGCCGCCGTGGCAAACCCCTCGCAAATCACGATCACGTCTTTCGGCTCGTCCTTGGTGGTGATCGGGAAATAGCTGCCTTCCTTTGCCGCGCCCGTGATGAACCGCTTGGCACCATCCGCAGCGATGAATTGCAGGCCGACAATGCCGCCAGCCGCATACATCGGCACCACGACAAGCCCTTGCCACACCCGGGCCCCATGTAGGCCACACCCCTTGCGTGCGAGGTAGTCTGTCGTGCCTGTGCTGGATGCCCGCGCCCAGATACCCTTGGCCTTGTCAGCGGCGGCGCGGGATAGTTTGATGGTCTCCGCATCGCGCAGAACCTTTGCGTCGGCCTGCTTGCGTTTCCATTCGGCCCGCTGTTCAGGGTCTGCCTTGCGGGTGGATTTGCTATGCCATGGATGCGTGACGCCTTCGCGGAATGACATCGCCCACCCGACCGCGAAACCGTCCGGCTCAACCTTTAGCTGATAGCTGCCCGTGCGGGTTTTTTGCTTGTCGTCTTGCAAGCGGTATCTGCGCCGCGTGTCGTCTGCGATAATTTCCGCCGGGTCTGCCGGGGCGATCTGCATGGTGTTGAGGTGGTCGAGGAAGGCGGCGATTGGGTCGGTCATGCCAGCGCGTCCAGTATGCGGCGGGTGCAAGGCCTCAACACAGCCCTTTCATCGGGTGCGGATATTGTGGTATCGTTTGGCATTGGCGAAATCCTCCTTCGCTGATCGGGCGGGTCGAGCAAGTGGTGTTGCTCCCCGCCCACCCCTTATCCCGCAAACCCCGTTCACAGTCAATACGCCAAGTGTGCAGATTTTGCGCGCAGGTGGATTTTGGGCAGTTTTGCGTTATTGTTACGGCGATGCTAACGTGGAATGTGTAGCGATTTCAATGAGCTAACGGAAATGACGCAAATATACGGACGGGGTGTATATGTCTAATACACTAACTTTCCTTACGTCGCCTTATGCGTGCGTGTGTGTGCGCGCGACATACATACATACACTTTTCAAAAAATGGTTAGATTAGGGGGCTGAGGGGCTTTCCGGCTTGCAGATCAATGGGCTAACCCTCAACGGAACCCCTCTGTAATGCGCGGTTATGCCGATGCGGCGGTTATCTTTGCCGATCATACGCTTTCTATCTTGACGCAAGATTTGGAGTGTGAAATATAGGTAGCAGATCAACGCAAGGAGATAGCCATGATCATTGACCCGACAAAGCACTTTCACCCAGGCCACCGCCCATACACAGCAAAGGCAGCGGTTGCTGGCGTTCTTGCGGAAATTCAAGTAGGGGGTGTTTTGCAGATCAGCGGATTTATTGACCCTTCGGGCCGCGACCTTCCACTGTCACGCTTGCAAAGCCTTGTCGGGACATGCAAGGGCAGCGCTACATACCAAACCCGCTCAGCCCCCGCACCGCTGATGGCCACCATCCGGCGCATCGCATGACACACCACACAGGAGACACCACAATGACCAAGATCAACACAGGCGGGCCAGCGTATCCTGCCAGACCAACCGAACATCTGTCATGCGGCGGGACAATCACCGCACATCACGGCATGACTAAGCGGGAGGTTGCCGCCATAGCTGCGATGCAGGGTATATTGTCCGGAGGGTATGTAAATGCTGATGCCGCTCCCGGGCGGGCAGTTGAATACGCAGACGCGCTGATCGCCGCGCTTGGTGAAGGCCAATGACCCCGCAAGACGCCGCGCTGCTGACCCCAGCACACCGCGCCGACATCAAAGCCAACCCGATCCGCCACCAGAACGAGGCCGCGCTGCTCCGAGCCATGAAAAAAGAGGGCCGATTGAAGGTTGATGCACACCGCCAATCCGCAACACCCAAACCGCGCGCCGAGGTTGATGCGGATATCATCGCGGTCCTGGATCAACATGGGCGCATGACAGCCCCCGCTGTATCCGAGCATCTGGGCAAGTCGCGCAACTTCGCGCATGTTCACTTAGCGCGGATGGCCGAGGAAGGTAAGCTGGTGAGAACGTCAATCAGCACCGGCAAGGCGCGGATATATCTGTATGAGGTGGGGAAATGACAGATGCCAACACCGCGCTGATTGACGCGCACATTGACGCAATGGATGACTGGTGCGGATACTGCCCGGACTGCGACGGGCTGGATTGCACATGCGCCCAAGACCATGCCGATGGGCTGGCCGATTACCGCCGCGATTTGCAGATGGAGGATGATGGATGACCGACAAACCAGATCGCATATGGACAACGGGCAATGATCACACGGGAAGCTGGAACATTGATGACGTGACGCACTGCCCCGGCACTGACTACACTCGTGCCGACATACACGACGCCGTTATGGCGGAGCGTGACGCGCTGGCCAATGCGCTGAGGGCCATGGGCGTTGACCCGGCCAGCATCATTGCCGGGGAGGTTAAGCCCGATGGCGAGGATTGGGGAGAATTTATTGCTGAGTTGACCAAGCCATGACCCAACCCACCATCGCCGACCTCTGCCGCCCACTGAGCGCCAAGGTGCAGCCGCAACGCTACGGCCTAGACCACACGCCGCACACACAGGCAGAGGCACGGAAACACGCAATGAAGGGTGACGGGCAGCGCCTCACGGCACGGCTGCGCAGGATGGCGAACGCCGCCAATCTTGACGCGCAAGCTGGCAAGGGGTAGTTTGACACATGAACTGGCGTAACCCAAAC